CCCGCAGCAAAAGCTGCAGCCATGTCTAAAGGACAAATAAAATCAGCAGTATCTAGAAAAAGGGCAGCAGGCAATGTAGGCCCTAAACCCACAAACGTTAAAACAATTGTCAAGAAAAAAACTCGCAGAAAAAATAAAAGATGATGTAATTAATTGGTCTAAGAATGTCTTAGAGCCAATGAATAAACATCTAGGCTTTCCTGCGTGCCCCTTTGCTGCTAAATGGCGTAGAGATAATAAGCTACGAATCGAAGTCAGACCTGACAGAAGTAAGTACGAAAAACACCTTACAAATGTTCTAAAAGATTGGAACAAGAAACAACACGATATAATTATATTTTGTGATCCTTATTGGGAGCAATATGACAACGTTAGATTCCAAGACAAAATAGATTTTTATAATAAAACTTATAATAAACGAGACGTATATTTTATGGGGTTTCATCCCACTAATCCTGCTACTGTTGAAGAACAAGAGTTTCTTGTTAATCCAACAGATGATTGTGACTGGGAGCCGGAGTATATGTACAGCATGATGCTTGTGCAGAAATTCAAACAGCTATACGAAGCAAGTTGCAAACTACATAAGATAGGTTATTATAAAAATTGGCCGGCTGAGTATTACGATGATGTCGTAAAAACGAGGCAAGACGAGTACGAAAAACTTTTTAAAAAGGAGAAAAAACATGCCAGGTATGAAAAAACAAGCCATGAAGCGAGGCGGTAAGCCTGCTGCTATGATGAAAAGAGGCGGCAAGGCAAAAAAACAAGCAATGAAGAAAAAGAAGAAGAAGAAGTAACAAATGGCTACCTCGGGAACTACAGCTTTTGATTTAAGCATAGACAGACTTATTGAGCGTGCTTACGCACGTTGTGGCACACAAGTTAGGACTGGTTATGAATTGTCAGCAGCAAGAGATAATCTAAACTTATTATTCTCTGAATGGGGTAACCGAGGTATACATCTTTGGAAAATTAAAAATCACACACAAAATTTAACTGCAGGTCAAACTGAATATACCGCACCATCTGATGCGTCAGATATATTGGAAGTGGTGTTTAGAAGTTCAGATGGAGATACTGATACTAGCATGACTAAAATATCAAGATCTGAATATGAAAATTTACCAAATAAAAATTCTCAAGGCACACCTAGTCAATACTATGTTAGAAGAGAATTATCTGCAGTAAAAATAAAATTATACTTAACACCTAATACTACAGGAACAAAAATTAATTTTTTCTATGTTGGTAGAATAGAAGATGTTGGGGCTTACACAAATACTGCTGATGCACCTTTTAGATTTTTACCTTGTTTAGTATCTGGTTTAGCCTATTACACAGCACAAGAAGTTGCACCTGAAAGATCACAAGAATTAGAGAGAAGATACGAGGCAGAGTTACAAAGAGCCTTAACAGAAGATAGTCAATCAACGTCTGTGAATATTGTGCCACAAAACTTTTATCCATCGGGGTAAGATATGGCATTTGCATCAGGTCGTTTTTCAAGAGCAGTATGTGATCGTTGTGGTCAGGAGTACAAATATCAAGATTTAAAAAAAGAGTGGAATGGTTTATTTACATGTCCTGAGTGTTATGAACCAAAACATCCGCAATTAGATCCTCCTTACCATCCACCAGACCCTGAGGCTTTACAAGACCCTAGGGTTGAATCTAACAGTATTTTAAAAGACGATAGTCCCACAGGACCCGATGACGCTACTTTTAATACTTTTGCACAACCTATGCCCATGACAGTTTTTTTGGGAGAACCAGGAGACAGTGCATTTCTTACAACAAGACAAAGCACATCACCTGCAGATGGATCAAATCCTACAGACTCAAATAGCATGGTACCTCAAACTCCACATAAAAAATTAATTATGCAATCAAAAACAGGTATTGTAACAATTTCAACCGCAAGCACTACAACTTACACGGTAACAGTCGCAGGTAAAACTGGCGGTGGGAATGCATTCTATATAGACGGTGTGGAGAGACCATCTATAACAATAAATGAGGGTTCATCAGCTATTTTTAATTTAAGTGATGATACTGTTGATGGGCACCCTTTTTATTTAAGCACGACATCAGACGGAATTCACTCAGGGGGGTCAGTTTATACAACTGGAGTAACATTTAAGATTAATGGGTCGTCAGTATCTCAATCTGCTTACGATAGTGGATACTCATCTGCAACTACAAGAGCTTTAGAGATTACAGTAGCAATTGGAGCACCAACACTATATTATTATTGTAGATTACACTCAGGAATGGGTAATGAAATTTTGACACCATGAATTATAGTGAATTATTAGATAATGTAAGAAATTACACTGAAGTGGGCTCTGAGGTATTATCTAATACTGTTATTAATGTATTTATAACTAATGCAGAAAATAAGATACAAAAGCAACTTGATTTAGATGCATTTAGAAAATTTGCTACATCATCTCTTACAATAGGTAGCCCCTTTCTTACAATGCCAGACGATTTTGACTTTGAAAGAGGTGTGCAGGTGGTTGATAGCAATAATGACAGAGCGTGGCTTGAACAAAGAGACACTACATTTATCGATGAATATAATTTAGATAGAACTAACAATACTGGCACACCTAGGTATTATGCAAATTGGGATCAAAACACCTTAATATTAGCACCTACACCAAACGCTGCTATTACAGTAGAACTTTGGTATAATAGAACACCAGAGAGAATAGGTGACGGTACATCAGGCACCACGACTACAACTTTTATATCCAATACCGCACCAGAAGTTTTAATTTATAGCACAGTGGCTGAAGCCTTTTCATACTTGAAAAATCCTACATATGTGCAATTATACGAACAGAAGTACGGTCAAGCTGTACAAGGTTTAGCTACCACACAAATGGGTAGAAAACGTAGAGACGAATACGCAGATGGAGTCCTGCGTGTGCCGTTACAATCAGTGGCTCCAGGAGGTAAATAAACATGGCGATTACACAAGCAGTATGTGATAGCTTTAAGAAAGAGTTGTTGGAAGGTGAACACGACTTTCGATCCTCTAGTGGCGATCAATTTAAACTAGCTCTATATGGTAGCTCGGCTTCATTAAGTAATACAACTACTGCGTATACAACTTCACAAGAGGTAAGTGCTTCTGGCACGTATGCTGCAGGCGGTGGTAATTTAACAAGCACAGGTGCTGCTGCAACAAACAATACATCCTTTATTGACTTCAGTGATATTAGTTTTACAAGTGCATCTATCTCAGCACAAGCTGCTGTGATATATAATTCAAACACTTCTGCAACAACTAATACAAATGCTGCAGTTATGGTTTTGGATTTTGGAGCAGTTAAAACATCAACATCAGGAACATTCACAGTACAATTTCCAACTAACAACGCTTCTAGTGCTATTTTAAGAATTACTTAAAATAAACGCCAGGTAAAGCGTTATGTTTTTTGGTAAAACCACATTTGCTGAAGATTCATTTGCTTCACAGGGTATTAAAGATGTAAGTGTTTCTGTTACAGGCCAAAGTCTTACTACGGCTATTGGCACAGAAACAGCGATTTCTAATGTTACTGTTGTACCTACAGGTATAGCAGTCAGTTCCACACAAGCTTCAGTAACAGTATTTTTACCTGATGTTACTGCAACCCCTACTGGTATTGCAGTTAATTTCCAAAGTATTGGCTCTTACTCAATTGAAGCTGGTGGTGAAATTACAACAATTGTTGGCTCAGAGGTTGAACTTAACACAAGTGTCGGTACATCTACCGTTCAAACAGATGTTGTAAATCAACCATCAGGCATTGCATTAACAACTGCGCAAGGCACTGCTACACAATCAAGTGCAGTTGTTGCACAACCAGGCGGCATAGCGATGACCACAGCTCGTGGTTCAATCTCATTCTCAAGTGACTTAATTGTTGATTTAACAGGTAATGCTCAGTCATTATCGACTGCAATAGGAACAGAGACTTTCCAAGGTGATGTTACAATAACTCCTACCGGTATAGCTTTATCTGCTACGATAGGCACAGCTGTAGCAGAACCTAGCATAGTCGTTACACCATCAGGTATTGCCATGACCACTGCTGTGGGTACAGCACAAGGCATACCTGTAACAATAGCTGCACCTAATGGCATAGACATGAGTATTACCATAAGGACACCAGGTGTTCTTGCGTGGTCTCCTGTAGCTCCAGGTGTATCTAACTCATGGACACCTGTTGATGATAGTGCTACAAATACATGGACAGAAGTAGATGACAGAGAGGTAGCTTAGTGCTATAAAATGATATGGCTTTCGTAATTAATGATAGAGTAAAAGAAACAACAACAACCACCGGCACAGGTGCATTTGCACTTGGTGGTGCGGTTCAAGGTTTTGAAACATTTGGTGCAGGAATAGGTAATAGTAATACTACTTATTATGCAATATTTAACCCAGGCACAGCAGAATTTGAAGTTGGATTAGGAACTCTAGACGGAGATAGTTCAGACTTAGCTAGAACTACAGTTATATCATCATCTAATAGTGATAATGCAGTAAGCTTTACTGCGGGAACAAAAGACATTTTTTGCACTTTACCTGCAAGTAAGGCTTTAGTCAAAGATGCTAGTAACAATACAAATTTAGGTGACGATCAAAAAATTGTTTTTGGAGCAGGGACGGATTTAGAAATTTTTCACGACACATCAGGCGGAGGCACAGACAATATAATTCAAACGCCAAACACTAGTCATACTTTAAAGTTGAAGTCCGATCTAGTGCAGGTGCAATCAAGAACTGGAACGGCCTTAGCTACTTTTACTAATGGTGGTGGTATGACTTTGAACGGTGCATATACATTTCCTTCCGCAGATGGCACATCGACTCAAATATTACAAACTAATGGCTCGGGAGCATTGACATTTGTAGACCAACCAACAAGTGGAGCTAGCGCAGGCTTCGTGATTGCAATGAGTGTGGCGCTCTGATACAAATATGGATAGGAGATAATTAAGTGGCCCAAGATTTTGAAAGAAAAATACCTTTCAACAGTTCTGGTGACATAGCTATTGGCACAACCGCAAGAACTGTAATGACATCGAACTCTGACGATACCATTATAGGTATTAGATTAACAAACATTACTAATGCTACTATCAAAGCAAATGTTTTTGTAACAAGCACTGCAAGTGGTGGATCGGCTAACTCATTTTTAGTATATCAAACTCCTATTGCAGCAGGTGGTCAATATGAGGCCATAGATGGTGGATCGAAAATAGTGCTTCAGTCGGGCGATGTTTTGAAAATACAAAGTGATACTGCAGCAAGTCTGCACGGTTGGGTTTCCTTAATTGACAGTATTAGTACATAGGGGTTAGCATGGGGTATCTTGGTAATCCAGTCACAAAAAATTTTACAGCCACCACATCAGCACAAACTTTAACAGGTGACGGTTCTGTTTCATACGCTCTTTCTGCAGCAGCAGCCGTGCCAGAAGACATTGCGGTTTTACGGAATGGGGTCCGGCAGAAACCCACGACAGACTATTCAGTCAACGGTGCACAAATAACTTTTACAACAGCCTTAGCAGCAACTGATACTTGCTTTGTTATTTTTTTAAATGGTATTTTATTAGATCAAAACACTCCTGGTGCAAATAGTATACAACCAAGCATGATGACATCATTTAATGGTGTGTATGAAAATTTACAAACTATTACTGCCACGACCACAGTAGCATCAACCGATAACGCATTCTTAGCGGGCCCTGTAACATTTACAGGGACAGTCACAGTGGAGGGTAATCTTACAGTCGTATGAGTACACTTGAAGTAAATACTATATCACCGATTAGTGGAAGCTCAGATGTCACTCTTGGTGGTTCATCTAAAAATATTAAGTTTGCTAGTGGTACAACTGTAGACTTTTCTACAAATACACCAACACTAAGTGGCATACCTTTAGCTGGTACTGGTAATGGATTTTACAGTAGACCAAACAACAGTGGTTCTTGGAGTTCTACACAATCAATTAGTGCTGGAGCTTTTACTTTAATTACAGCTTGGGAAAATCCAACAACTATTGGTTCAGGTGTATCTTATAGCAGTGGTGTTATTACTGTTACAAGAGCAGGTTTATACTTTGTTCATGCTGAAGTAGAATCAAGTACAGCTTCTCAAACAGGACAAAGAAATAAAATAACAATAGAAGGATCTAACAATTTTTCTGCTGGTGGTAGAAACGAATTGATTAGTTTAGTATGTTATACAAACCTAGGAGACAATTTAAGACTTGGTGGTGCTAAAATAATATCGTGTGATGCTAATGACACAATAGAGTTTAGATTTAGAACTGATGATGGACCTGGCTCTGTTACAATAAGAAATGGAAGTTGTTCAGTTGTAGAACTGACTAATAATATATCATAATGGGAACAATATTCGTAGATAACCTCGAACCACAATCAGGCACTAGCTTAAGTTTAGGTGCGAGTGGTGATACAATAGCACTTACTTCGGGTGCTTTACAAAGTAATGTGTTGTACCCTGCGTGGTCAGTAGAATTATCTGCTAACCAAACAATTTCTTCAGGTGCTTCTACAAAAATTCAATTAAATAATTCTATTTTTGATACGGACTCAGGTTTAGATACAACAACAAACTATAGATACACAATACCTAGTGGAAAAGGTGGTAAATATATTGTTAACTTTTCCTCTAGAACTGACCTTGCAATAGATACTGATGCTAAAACTTTAATAAAAGTAAATGGTAATTCTCAATTCAATTCTTTTCAAGGATCTGTAAAACCCAATGCAACTGGTAGCATACATTTTTGCGGTTCTTGTATACTTAATCTTTCTGCTGCGGACTACATAGAATTATTTTTATTACAAAACTCTGGTTCAGATCAATTAGCTTATGCCAACTATTGTGCCATGAGTGGATTTAGGATAGGCACATAATGTCAAAGATACTCGTAGATACCATAGACACTAGAAGCGGAACTTCTAACATTACAATTGGTTCTAGTAATGCGTCACAGATAACATTAAAGTCTGGTGCAACCCTTACAAACTTTCCTGCTAATACTCCAGCTTTTTTTGTTTTTAAAAATAGTAACATGAGTGAAATTAGTCATTTAACTGCAACTAAAATTACTTTTGGAAATGAAGATTTAGATACAGATAATGCTTTTGACAGTTCAACAAACTATAGATTTACACCTCAAACAGCTGGTAAATACATGATTGGTTTAACTGCAAGACTAGAACAAAATGACGGTAATGCTTCAGCCTTAGAAGAAGCTATGGTTCATATTTACAAAAATGGCTCAGTATATGCAGAAGCAAAATGTGATTTTGATGCTAACGAAATAAAATCTTTCAATCCATATGTTACAGCTATTGTAGATTTTAATGGGTCTAGTGATTATGTAGAAGGTTTCTTTACTATTCATACATCAGCTAATAGTAATGGAAGATTAGTTGGGTCTAACAATAGAAACACTTATATGTTTGGATATAAATTGGCAGGAGCATAATGAGCACATTAAAAGTATCAACAATATCGCCCCTTGGCACAGACGCTACGAAGACGATTACTATTGGTAGTGCGTCTAATGGTGATGTGGCAGCGGGTGTTTTTACTAATGTGCCCGCCTTTATGGTTTTAAATAACAATGCTTTTTCAGTTCCTGACTCAACTAATACTGCTGTAACTTTTGATACTGTAATTTACGACACTGACTCTGCAACTTCTAATGGACTTTTTACTTGTCCTAGTGGCAAAGCTGGTAAATATTTTTTTACTGCTAACGGGGGTTTGGCAACAGCAAATGATGTAGATGAAGTATTATGGTGTATTTCAAAAAATGGACAAACAGGGTTAAGTTCTACGGCTGGGGATATAGTTTGTGCAGATTATCATCACGATGGAACACAGGTTAGTAATTACACTCAAGCCATATCTGCAGTATTTGATTTAGCTGTTGGAGATACTGTGGGTGTTCGATGTTTTCAAAACTTTGGTGGTTCAAAAAATACCAATACTGATGGTAGATGTACTTTTTCAGGATATAAATTAATAGGAGCATAACATGGCAGTAACAAAAACACCCTCAGCTGGAATAGATTTAACTAGCGATTTTGCTTTTACTGGTACAGTCACTGGTACACCTCAAGGGTTAAAATTAGTTCACTCTTCTACTTCATCAAGTGCTGCTAGTTCTTTTTCTATAGATAACGTGTTTACAACAACATATGACAACTATTTAATGATGCTTGAATTAGAGGCTAGTGATACCTCAGGGTATTACATGAGATATTTAAAATCAGACGGAACTGAAAGATCGTCAAATTATTATTTAGCAGATTTAAGATTAATTTTAGCAAGTGGTACAGTTAATGGTGGTAGTAGCTCACAAAATGTAAGCACTTTTTACATTGGAAGACATAGTGGTTCAGATATAACAGCTCCTAGTAGACATTTAATTCATTTTTATGATCCTGCTAGCACATCAAAATACTCTACGATTTTTAGCCAAGTATTTAGTTATCACGATAGTTTGAATGAATATGTTGCAAATTGGCAAACAGGTCATCAAGATAATGCAGAAGCCCATAGAGGATTTAAAATAGTTGCTAATAGTGGCAACATTGATGAATTTGATGTTAAAATATGGGGGTATAGTAATACATAATGAAAAAAATAGTTAATGGTGTTTTAATGGATATGACAGATACTGAAATATCTGAACTAGAGGCAGATAGAACGAAAGTTAATGCAGAGCTAAAAGTTATATTGGATGCCGAAGAAAAAAAGGTAACTGATCAAAAAAGTGGTAATAAAAAACTTTTAGATCTTGGACTTACACAAGATGAGGCAACAGCCTTAACTGGGTATGCTCCACCCGTAGAGGAGAGTGAGTAATGGGCTATTTAGGTAATCCAATAGTACAAGGCAACTTTTCGCTAATTGATGATATTAGTAGCGGGTTTAATGGTTCTGAAACTCAGTTCACGATAGCTGTAGGTGGAACAACACAAATAATTGGTAGCTTAGCACAGTTACTCATACACATTAATGGCGTATATCAGGTGCCTGGGACAGCATTTACTGCTGGCTCATCTAGTGGCACAATAGCTTTTACAGGCGCACCTGCTAGTAGTGCGACCTTCTCAGGTGTCATATTTGGTGATACGTTTGACGTGGGAGCGCCAACAGATGCTACAGTGACAGCAGCTAAATTAACAAGTATTAATGGTGCGTACAGAAATGTGCAAACATTAACAGGGGGACTTTCTATTGCAGCTAGTGAAAATGCAAGTATAGTAGGTCCTGTAACAGTGTCCTCAGGACAGACAATTAACGTAGCTAGTGGTGGTACACTGGTGATATTATAGGAGTAAACAATGGCACAGTTATCTACAAAGATAAAACTATACTGCGAGGCTAACTCAAAGACTGTAGACTTTACAAAAGACGTTTTACTTCAGGATGATTCTGATGGTAAAGGTCCTTACATTAAAGAATGGAATGTTTCAGGTCTAGATAAACCAACAGATTCACAACTTGCTGCACAAGAAGCAGCCGGCAATACTGAAGAAGCAAACAACACAGTCAGAGCTACACGTAGAGCGGCCTATGGGGATATCGGCGATCAGCTCGATGAGATGTATAAGTCATTTGATGATTGGAAGGCTAGAATTAAATCTATCAAAGACGCAAACCCTAAGTCGTAAGGAGTAAGTATTGGTATCGCAGTTAAAGGTAAATGAGATTATAAAGCAGTCAGGCTCATCAATTACGATTGGTGAGAACGGTGATACTTTGACTGGTCCTTTTTCAAGTAAACCTATTGTGCTAGGATATCAATCTTCT